ATTACCCGTGATCTGGATTCGCTCATTCGTCACCCTTCGCTTTGGCGATTGTGGCATACATGGCCCTGCTTTTGTTTGCAAGCCAGTCATGGCTAATCGGGACGCCCATTGTCGCCTTTGCCATTAACTGCCCGGCGTATTTTCTCAGCGGCTCCAGCATGTCGGGCGCGGCGGCGACTAGGCGGGCATTGGCATCGCTGTTGGGATTGTGCGCCGGACACATAGCGACGAGCTCGCCGTCCACCGTCTCAACTGCATTGGTCGGCCCGTTGTGACGCGCGGCGTCGGCTGTTAGCCACGGTCCCGGCGTGTGTGTCTGTGTCATGTCTCGATCCTCCATTAAGTGTTTCCGTTTACACCACCATAATAATACATAACGACATTGTTGTCAAGCGTTATTTACTATTATTATCGGTTATCACCCAAATAACTTGAGTATTATTTTCATTGCGTAGCGTTACGTATGAAAAGAATTGCACAATGTGCTTGACTTTGCATGCAAAATGTGTTATATTGTCTGCAAATGATTACACAAGATGCAAAGGTTTGCAGAATATATCCTGATTTGGACGATTATGACGGCGTTTCAACAGACGATGATGAGTTCGGGCCGTTACAAATATCTGCAATAGATTGCATGCTTGAGTTGTGGTATCGAGGGTACGAGGTATGAGCAGATTCGACGATGAGGCAAAGCGTATTGCGAGTCAGGCCGAAACGATGTCTGTTGACAATCTCGTTGCAAAAGCGCAACACCTCGCGGAGAATATGCCGGGCAAGTGGGGGAATCCAACCGAGCGTAAGATATTGGCGGCTAAGTTTTTGCGCTTAGAGGCGCAGGCTACGGTGACGGATATTTGTGGCAAGTTAGAGATTGATCGCACCGCTTGGTATCGTTCAGCCAAGAAGCCTGACTGGAATCGACGTTGTGTAGATTTTGCTATCGACATGAAAGGGCAACGAGCGCCGGAGGTTATGGGGGCGTTCCTGGCCAACGCAGAGGGCGGCCACGTTCAGGCTGAAATCGAATATCTCCGTGATGTGGGCGCAATGAGTAAGGCCGAGAAGGGTAATTCGACCATCAACGTCAACGTCGCTATTGTCGAGCAGAAGCGGAATCAATCAATCAAAACTGGATTGGAGCGGTTTGGCTACACCGTTGACACCGATTGACCTGAACAAGATCGAATTGTTCGCGGTGACGTATTGCAGCCACATGCTGACAAAGCCAGTGGCCGAGATGCACCGGGAATGGTATGCGGCGCTCAACGAGCGTTCTGTGCAGTATTTGTGTATGGAGGCTGGCCGAGGTTCAGCTAAGACGACGATTGGCTCCGTCATATTCTCCTTGTTTAATATCTGTGAGTCGCACGACGAGGCCATGCAGGTGGCGTCCAGGGCAACCGGCACAACGGGTACATCAACCAAAATTATGAAGAAGGTCAAGCGAGAGCTTGATTACAACGAACCGTTGATTTACGACTACGGGCTGAAGCATGGCGATATCTGGGGGCAGGAAGCTCTTGAGGTTGTTCGTGCTGACGGTCATCGGATTACGTTCTATTCCATAGGCAAACACTCATCTATTCGCGGCGCTCGTGGCACGGTGTTGATCGACGACCCGCAAAACTCAGCCGATTGTCGGTCCGAAACGGTGTTGGGGGCTGACGAGGATTGGTTCTTTGAGGACGTACTGCCCGTAATCATCGACGACCAGCGATTGATCTTTATCGGTACTCCCATATCTCCCCTGTCGCTATGTAGCAAGGTTAAGCAGCTCCCCGGATTCAAGGTGTTGTCGTTCCCGATGGAAGCGCCGCCCTGGTCTGGTGTATCGTCGTGGCCGGAACAGTACAGCAACGAGTTTCTTGCCCATCGTCTCGCTCTTATGGGGCACGACAGATACGGTGCTGAGTATCTCTGTGAGCCGCAGGTTAGCGGTAATCCAGTCTTTAGGCCGAAGTGGTTCGCGCCGTTTGATCTTACGTCGGTGCAGTTCGACCGCATACGTCGTGATGGGTTCTTTATTGCTGTCGGCATGGATTGCGCTGAGAGCAAGGCAGATCAGGCGGACTATACTTCCATCGTTGCGCTGGCCTCGACATACGGCAAGCACCCCGATGTCTACGTGCTTGAGAATCGTTACGGGCACTGGTCCACCAAAGAGGGCGCAGAGCAACTCATGCTTGTGTTCGATAAGTGGAAGCAGCATGTCAGTATCGTTGAGTCTCGCGTGAAGGATTATGGCGACGCCATGATTCAGGAGATCAAGGAGCGAGAAGAAGTTTACGCCAAGTATGTCAATCTCTACCCGGTCAAGCCCACTAAAGACAAAGTTACCCGCGCCAACTTCGTGCAGTCTATCTGCCAAGAGGGGCGAGTCCATATAGATCGAAACGATAAGGGACAGAGGGCGCTACTTGACGAGTTGACGATGTTCACCGGCGACCAGAACTATCACGATGACATGGTAGACGCCTTTGTTCATGCGTTGACGGAGATCAAGCGTCGTGACTTGTCACAGCGAGATCGTCACGTCGGCCCTAACGTGATCCTGCCGGGCAAGCGGCAGAGCAAATACACAGGAGTAAGGTGATGACTTGGTGGAATGATTATTCAAACGACGAAGGTTGGTACGGCGATGAAGAGGCTGTGCTACAGAGTGAGTTATTGGAGTTGGCGATGATAATTGGGGCGCGCGATGACTAACTGGATCGGCGACATCTGCGACGAGGACGACAAACTCGCAATCACGAAGTTCATGTCAAAAGACACCGTTATCGAGATGTGCGGCGGTAAGGTGCTACGCGAATACGACAACCAGTGTCAGTTCTTCACCTACCCGATCACGGGGGGGTGAGACTGATGGTGATGCCGAATCCGGGGCTTATGTGGTGGCGAGATACTGACCATGATTTATGGATAGTCGAATGGACCACAATGCACGGCGCGTTTCATGGGTACTGCCCGGAGACGGGGCAGGTCTGGTAAATAGGGACAGCAGAGAGTCATAGCCCACGCAGGGCATAAACGGTAAGAGGCAAAGGGGGCTTTGCTAATTGAATAATAAGACCGGCGGGGTCATCGATTTCGATGGCGATCCTGTCCAACTCGTGAAGTCGGCTAAAGAGTCGGCGGAGCAAGAACAGCAGGCGCGACAGGAACAGCACCAAGACGACTACAAGATGTATTCGGGCATCTTGGATATGGCGTATCGTGACCCTGACCACGCCAACATATTCATCCCCAAGATTTGGTCTATTGTCAAGCACAAGGTGCCCCGTGATGTTAAGTCACTCTTCGGCGTAAGGCCCTATCTCCCCTTCACTACCAAGCGCGAAGAGTTCACGGGCGCTGTGCGGGTATGGGAGGACTTCATTGACGATCTGTGTCACCACGGCAATTACAAGCTACATGGCATGCTGGCCGCGACGATCAAGACCGTCTACGGCACATCGTTTATGGAGGCGACGCCGTGGTGGGAATCGGTGGAAGAACCCGTTGCTCAACCGGGGTCGATGGGGTTTGGCACTCAGACCGTTCACCGTCTGCGCATGCGGTTTCGTGTCTATGCACCGTGGGAGATATTCGTTGATCCCATCGCGACGGGCCTTGAGGAAAAGGGGCAGTGTCGTTACGTGGTCAAGGTCCAGATAGCGTCGAGGCGTCAGGTGTTGAAGATGGCTGAGGCTGGCGCGTATCCGGGCTTTGATGTCCAGAAGTTCATCGAGGATTCCGAGAGGGGCGGGGGCGCTGACGCATCGGATCATTGGGGTTATCAGGTGCTTGAGGGTGTCGGGTTAGGTGCGCCGCATCTTGACAAGGATACGTGTCTGATCTGGCGCTATGAGTCTGAGGACCGCTATATCGACCTGCTTAACGGTCGGTACGTGCTTCGTGATGTCCCTAACCCGTATCGGCACGGCATGATTAACCTGTCGCGGTGGGTGCATGACATTGACGCGCACACTCAGAACCAGTTTTGGGGCATCGGTGAGGTCAAGCCAAATGAAGTACTTCAGGAGATGCTTAACGACACGCTGAACCTGACGTTCGATTCGCACGGCATGATGAACCAGCCGATGATTTACTACCGCAAGAACACCATGTCGCCCAATGCGCTCATTAAGACGGCTGGCAATCGTGTCGCAGTCGATGTCCGCGAGGGGGAACCCATATCGAACGCTTTCTTTGAGTCCTACGGACAGCCGTTGCCCCCGGATCACTACAAGCTACCGGAAATAATCGACCAATGGATGGATCGTACTGCGCGACAGTACGACGCTTCACGCGGTGAGCAGTCACAGGGTGATCCGACCGCTACCGAGATTGTCACGCTGTCACAGGCTGGCGGAGAGTCGCAGGAGATGGCGGTTTCGCTGTCGGAGATGTCGTTCAGTCAGTCAATCGGTACGCGCATTGTCGCAATGGCTACTCAGGCGGCGGGCGTAGACGACTTGGTTGAGTCTGTCGGCATACAGCAGGTCGCAATGGCGTTTGACCCGGCTATGCGCATGGGTCTAAGCCCGATGATGATTAACCCGCTCGACCTGCCGGGACAGTACAACCTCGACTTCCGGGGGTCTGACCGCGTAGTCAATCAAGCCGTCAAGCAGCGCAACTGGAAGGAACTTGGCCCGGTATTGCAGGCGCTTGGTGTTGCGCCTGACTACATCGCCAAGAAGCTGCTTGAGGTCTACGAGGAAGACAATGAAGAGGCGCGTGATGCGATTATGCGTGGGTTGATGATGCGGGCTATGGAGCAGGAGCAACAGCAGAATATGGAGCAGCAGAAGACGGATAATAAACAACAGGGCGGAAAGTCAAAGGTGAACACGCCCAAAAACGTAGCCGAGGGTTCGGCGAAAGAGGTGAGGCAATCCCAATGATTAGGAGACTGACATTGCTTGTGCTCGTCGCCGTACTCTGCGGCGGTGTTGCTCAGGCGGATGACATTTCGTTTAACTGGTCCCATACCGTTGTAGCGGCGGATACTGCTGGCTATGGGGTTGGCGGGACTACCAATAACTTTGACACTGTGGCGAGTGATCCGTACCGCCTTGACCAACTGCCGGTAAGTGCTAAGTATGTTTGGTTCACGGTGTCGATCACTGAGCGCGACACGACCTTGCTTAACGATACGCTCAACGTGATTCTTCAGTGGAGCACTAATGGTCGGGACTGGACGTTCCTTGACTCGCTAACGATCAACCCCACCAGCACGAACGATACGCTTGTCAACGAGGCCACGAGACTATCGCTGGACTCAGCGTCTGCTGGATTATACGCGAACTATATCCGGGCGTTAGGGGTGGTGCGATACGATCTCGTAGTCGCTGATAGCTCAATCATTGGCAATACATACGGACAGAAACAATCAATATGGGTTCATCCCAGGTATTAGGGGGTTTTAGTGAAACGTTTTCTCTTCCTCGCGTTCATCGGGTTACTGGCCGTCAGTACGCTTGTCGTGGCGGATACGTACTATCCGCGAACGTACATGGCGGTATGCGACACCGCGACAGTTGACAACCAGTGGACCGACACCATTTGGGATTCGCTGACTAACGTCGTTGTGGATCGTGGCGACACAGCCTTTGTGATATGTCGAGTCACCGGCTTGGCGTATCTGCGACCATTCGACAAGCTCTACATGGGGTTTGATGACGACACGACTGCGGGTTATGTAACGGTTCCCGAGGATACCGGCATTATCAATCTGCCACCGGATGTCAAGAACCCGTGCTGGCAGTCCTTTTCATTCACGCAGAAGATTGATCTCGCAGATGGAACGGACAGCGACACCTTATTTCTACTGATGGCGGCCAGTTCTAACGCTGAGGCTATCAGCCTGCAAAATCTTTTCATCGACGTTCTGTGTGTAGACTCGGCGTCATAAGGGAGTGATATCTTGAAGAAACTCGCAATTCTCTTAGTTGTGGGCGTCGGCATTGTGGCGGGTGGTCTGGCTATCGCCGACTCGTTCCAGCCGCGGACTTACGTGGCGTGGGTTGACACCACGACTGTAACCACAGCGTACACGGCAACCGCGTGGGATTCCATCACTAACGTCATCGTCGACCGCATCGACACGGCTTACGTGCTGGCGAGAGCGTCGGGGATCGTTTATCTGGCCCCGCATGATCGACTGTATATCGGCTTTGATGATGACACTACGGCTGGCGCTATCACCGTGCCGGAAGATACGGGGATATTCCAGTTCCCGCCTGAGACGATTGACCCCGGCTGGCTACCCTTTGTCTACACACAGAAGATCGACTTGGCCGATGGTGCTGACGCCGACACAATCTTTCTATTGATGTCGCTCGGTTCTGATGGGGCCAGCGCGAGAATCAACAACATCATCGTTGACGCCATGTGCGTTGACTCGGCCACTTAAGGAGGAACCGTGGGAAGCGTTCTAAGCACTATACGCGACAAACGCCAAGCGTCACAGAACCGGAAGACAGCGAACGAGCGCCTTGCGGACGTTCTGTTTGACTTACAGACCGTTCACGAGATCGAAGACGTTGCTTCTATGCCGGGTGGTGCTCGGCTTATGGCGGTGCTACGTGGACGCATCCTTAGCCTTCAAGACGAAATCAATTCATTCGCCCGCGATCCTATTGCCAATGAAAAGGCAATGGTGTGGGCGGCTGCTCGGCGTGACGCATATCAGGGCCTCGTGGATTTAGTCGAGACGATGTCTAACGAAGACGCAGGACATCTCGGCCTCCCGGCGGAAGCGCCCAGTGAGACGACCGAATTTGATCCGACACAAGAGCCGCAGACTCAGCCTACCGCTACCCCGGAACCGGAGCCGGAGCCGACCGCAGAAGCGACCTCCGAAGAGACGCCGGAGCAGGGTGGCGAGACCGCAGAACAGAAAGACCCGCTCTACCAGCAGAAGTACCAGAACATCACGGAGTTTCTTGGTCAAGAAGCGCCGGAGATACTGAACCAGTACAAGGCAATGGGAGAGCCGGGGCGTCACACTCATACGCCGACGCCGGAACGCGACGAGCAGGGGCGGTTCCAACCGCAACAACCCGCCGCGCCACAGCAGCCGCAGGTTGATGAAGGTCTTGACCTCTACAATCCGGTTGACTTGGCAAAGTTTCTGGCACAACAGCAGGCGCAGACTGCGGCACAGATGCGGCAAGACATGCGTACTGAAATGGAAGCTCAACAGAATCAGACGCGGCAGGCGCAAATGCAGGAAGCATACAACACCGAAGTCGCGCGAGCCAACACGAATCACGCTAAGATCACCGAGGGGTTGCCTCAGGATGTGGTCGAAGAGGCGTGGCGCAATGTTGACGCATATCTTCACGACGCCAACACACTTGGCGGCCCGTCGAAGAACCTCACCATGTTTGCCCGTGAACTCAAGGGCATCATGAAGGACCGTGGTTGGGCTTCACAACAGGTACAGGCGGCGGCACATAAAGCGCAGGAGATCAAGAACGCTCAGTTGGGCGTCCAGCCCGCTCAGGGACAGCCTGCGCAGTCGCCAAACTTAACAGACGAACAAAAGCTGCTCAACGATCTTGCCAGTTCTCGCAGGGGGTCGCCTTCGACCATGCTGCAAGACATCAAGTAGTCGTTAGCAGGGTATAGGGGGCTATACATTGGCATCGACTCCGACTTTAGTATCGGGCGTCAAAGCGACTGGTAACTTTGTTTCCGGTCGAGAAGACACCGACTACCAGCGCGATATCTTCATGCTTGATCGGTGGAAAAACCCGCTCACGCTGATGACTTCGCAACTCTCCACCAAGACGGTACAGACCATTGACTACCATTGGTGGGAAGATCAGTATTTCCCGTACACAGATCAGATCAATGACGGCGGTGGTATTGCCGAAGGCGTAACCACTTGGACCGTTGACGACGCCTCGAAGTTCCGCGTTGGCGATCTGGCCCGTGTCCCGCGCATAAATGAAGTTGTGCTTGTCACTGCCGTCAACGAGACGAGTAACGAGTTGACGGTTGTGCGTGAGGCTGGCGTTGGCGAGGGCTGGACCTCGACGAAGGCCGCTCTCGTTGACAACGACTACATCGAGATACTCGGCCCGGCGTTTGAACAGGGGCATGCAATGCCTACTATCCGAACGGTGAAGGTCGAAGACCGCAAGAACTACTGTCAGGACATGCGGAAGGGTCTCGGAATGTCAGAGATTGCCATTGCGACTGCTTTGCGTACTGGTGGCTCTGACTGGAAGCACCAACTCGATAAGATGCTCGTCGAGCACAAGGAGGATATCGAGAAGGTCAATATCTACGGTAAGCCTTACGCTGGCGATAAGGGCATTTATGTGTCCGGTACTGGCAATGCGAATCCGGCGCAGGCCGGTGGCATCGACCACTTCTTGGCGACCTACGCGGCTACCGCCAACAAGGTTGACCAGGACGAACTGACGATGTTCGAGTTCTTGGACTTCCTTGAGGTGGGTTTCGACAAGGGTTCCCGCGAGAAGTATCTGTGGTGTACTCCTTCTTTCGGCACGGCACTGGCGAAGTGGGGCATTACGAAGATGAACACATTCGCGGGTGATAAGCTGCTCGGCATGGACATCCAGAAGTGGGTGTATTCTGGTAATCAGGTTGTGTATTTCATGATGCACGACATGCTGAAGAGCTTGGACCCCGGCACCATCTACTGGAACAACTACCTGCTCGACATGAACTATCTGTCGTGGGTGTTCTTCGAGGGTAACGCGGAGATTCCTTCTGGCCGCACTCGTCTCCGCGACGTTGTTGTCTCGGATGGCGCGACCATGAAGAAGAAGGAATGGCAGACGATTCAGTCGATTCAGGTTGAACTGCCGGACCACCACGCACGGCTTCGGAACAAGTCGTTTGCGACGACCTAAACGCGAAACAGACGTTGGGGCGGCGTAATGTCGCCCCAACGGATTGAGGTAACAATGAGTAAGAGGACGAACAAAGATGAGACGGTTAGGGCCGAGGTGACACAAACGCCGGAGAAGCCATCGGGACCGGAGCCGCCGAAAGCGCGTGTGTACTCCTATCTCGCCAAAGAGAACCACACCCTGATTATTCAGGGGACTACGTTCGCCATGACGCGCGAACCTGACGGCTCGTATGTTCAGGTTCCAGCACAGAAGCCTATCAAGTTGGCCTTTAGCCCGGTGTTTCGGCTGACCCCTGAGTTTGCGAAAAGCCACAACATCGACATCGAACTGCTACGCAAGATGATCGAGGACCATTCGCAGTTCAGGGACGGCGATTTTAAGCTAATCACCGAAGAAGAGACCATTCCTACAAAGAAGGGTCCGGCGATTGTGACTGGTGCTCGCGGAACGGGGGCGCTCTAATTGCCGAGGCTGACACGCGACAGCATCAAGGATATGGTGCTTACTCTCCCGGCGTTGAACGAGATGCCGGGAGAGGAAAGCCGGAAGCGGGAGTTGATCGACGGTTTCATTAACATGGCGGTCGATGAGATCGTGTTCTCCTACGATTGGGACTTCGCAATGGCTGTTGATGATGACACGACCGTTGCAAGTCACGCGCTTTATACGCTTGAGGGTGCAAATACTGATTGTCGGCAGATATTCAGCATCAGGTATGGAAGCGGCACGAACGATGACGGGTACGATCTGCTTGAGAAGATCGAGCCAGGCGACCTCGACCGCAAGTTGCATGGCAGTTCTGTCTCTGGCGTGACGTACTGGATGCCGGAAGGCCGCGTCGACGACTACCCACAGATCAAACTCGTGGAACCATGCACCGACACTGACCACACCTTGCGCTATCGCTACTGGAAAAACGGAGTCACCTTCGAGGTGCTGCCAACCGGGTTTGATTGGCTGATATTTGACGGCATACGGTTTCACATGGGGTTGATTCCTTACGAGTTATGGACACAGCGTCTTGCCAAGATGATAAACCAGTACCAGCGCCCGACGAATGCGGACAGACAGGTAATGAACGATATCAACACGACGCAGCGCAATCGTGCGCGGGCGAAAAAGTACGGGTACTGATATGCCGATGTATGATTTCCAATGTGAATGCGGATGCAAGATCGACAGCCTTGAACCCGTCGGCACTACGGAGATACCTTGTAAGTGTGGGGGTACTATGCGGTTAGTGTGGCGCAGTTGCAACATCAATGTGGGGCATGGTTCTTTAGGGCGCGGCGGTAAGATGCCGGACATTGGCGGCGGCGAGGTCTATGACAAACTGAAAGCCTATGAGAAGCGAGAGGGAATAGCGTGAAGAAGGTATTCGTTTTAGTCTTTCTGTTGTCGTCGTCGGTTATGGCGGGAGCGCCGGTTACGCCGAGCAGGGATTCGTTGTCGGCGCGGTGTTACCGGATGTTGAATATACCTGTCACCGGAACCAAGCAGAACCCCACGACGAATATGTACGATGCCCTGAACGGCGGACTGGCTGCTGTGTGTCGGGACTTCCCTGCGTTGGAGAAGATCGACACGCTGACGATTGACAGGGAAGCCGATGGCGCGGCATTACCTACGGACTTTGTGCGGCTGAAGTCTGTATTTCGCATGAAAGGCGATACGCTGAGATTGCCGTTGAAGATTATTGATATCGACGCTATTCCCCTACTGACCCTGCCTGAAAAATCGGCAACACAGGACAAAGGGGATATCACATCACCGGGCTTTGCTTACACCTATGGCGGACGGTTGATGACACACCCGAAGTATATCATACCGTCGCTGGCCGACTCGTTCTTAGTCTACTACTACGCAATGGACGATAAGATCGACTCCGCATCGGACACGGTCTTTATCGCTAAAGAATATCTAAATGCGTTGACGTACTTCGCTTGCTGGCAGTTGTCGGCGGTGAGGGGGGATTTTCAGGGGGCAACGTATTGGCGCGGGCTGTACGACATGGATGTGAGTGCGGCCCGTAAATCTCGCGCTATGGAGGCGCAAAAATGAACCGCATCGTAGCGGCCTTTCTCATCATACTCCTAGTAGGGGGATCGGCCTTCGCGGGTGATACCACGAGGGTCGTTATCCCCGATTTCTCACCGGGGTTGAATACTGTCAAGTCTGACAGGTCGATGCAACCGAACGAGGCGCGGGTGTGTCAGAACGTTGATCTCGGATCGAATGTTGGGGCGTTGACTATCCGCAAGGGCTACGACTCGCTGTTCACCATTGCCGGGCAGGACTCCTTTCTGTGGAACCAGCCCATGCCGATTCAGTACAGCGACGGTGAGCGCGAGTTGCTGATGGTTGCGGACTCTGACGGCGTAGGGTACGCGAATATCTACCGCAGTGAACGCAATAGCCTCGACTTCGGTTCGCGGGATTCGATATTCATGTGGATCGACAGCGCCGAAGTGTTCGACGTTATCGAGACATACGGGGCCGATGCTTCTTTCTATGCCTGGGTGCAGATGACATCGGAGGGAACTACATATAAATCCGATACGGTAGTCTGTAGTACGTCTACGTTTGCAACGTGGGCGGCATTTATGGACTCGCTGGCGATTATGATTCAACTGTCGCCGTGTTCGACGTTGGTTGAGGTCGATACGGTGCATGGCGACGATTCAACGCTGACGATGCTTGAGCATTCGTCTGACGTAGAAATCAGTTATGGCGGTTACATCTACTTTCATCATACATCCTATGGTTGGTATCCGCTTACTGGCTGGGTATACGATGTTGATTGGTCGGCATGGTCGGCGGGTTTTGTATCCCCTGACCGCATAGCGACCTACTACCCGGCGACGGGTACGCCGAAATACGAGGTGTTCAAGGATAAGGCGTACATCGTCAACAGCGTAGGGCGCGGCGTGGTGTACGACGGCAAAATAGCGAACCTCTTCCCTCTGCTGGCGAGCGGTGAAGTTCTCGCCATACCCCTTACTACGAGCGGGACACTCAACGGTCGATATCGGTACTGCTTGCGCAATGCTGAAGATACGGCGTTCAGTGCTGACGACACAGTTATAACGACAGCCTTTAGTTACTTATCCAAGCCAATCGTGGTCGATAGCGGGCAGGCTAATCTGCGATTATTCCCCCGTAGATCGTACAGTTACCATTACACTGGCGGCGATTCAATCACTTATGAGATTTGGCGGACAGTTGGAACCGTCGGGACCCTCGACAAACTTGACTCTATTTGGAATACCGGGTATACGGTAACGATTGATAGCGCCAACTATCTTACCGTTGTTGTCACCGACACCCTATCTGATGATACGCTTCGGACTCAAACGGGTATACCGATCTACAGCGAAGAGTATTTTGGTTGGGAAACCTCCACTGGGGCCGTAGTCTCCGCGGTCCCGGCAGCGGGAAATTATACACAGTACGATAGACCGGGCGGCGTAGCCATATATAATTGGGACAGCATGGCTACGTCGTATGGTATATGGGGATCGGGTGATACGGCTGTTGCATGGCAGGCTTGCGTTGGATTCTCCACTATGGCTGTTGCCGTAGATACAACTCAGGATATCCCCGCAGACTCGTCTATACGGTTCACCTTTTTCCAATGGCGGAATGCCGCGTCTCATGCTGCTGACACAAGTATGACTGGTTACGCGGTTGGTATATCCCGGCAAGAAACTGAACAACTCCAGTATGTGATGCCGCGAATAGCCGACTCCAACGTTGTGTTCTTTCTATATCGTGGCCCGGTGGAACCCATAAGCTATGACTCTCTCTGGCGCTTGGAATATGGTGGCCCCTGGTATGCCGACCTCTACTCAAAAGATTTTCACACCCCCCATTTCTATTTGTTGGGTCAATACAATCAGGGCGACACGGTTACAGACACATTATGTTATGACGCGCTAATTCTGCGTGATCCATACGAAATGAATTATGTGCCAGTCCCGACAAATGGGATTGTGTCTTTCGATGGTATATTATTCCTAACCGATGGTTCCCATGTGTCGAGGTCTACATATAGTGACACCAACACCAGCTTCTTTACATTCAACCGCACCCCGATCAACCCCGACGACGGCGACCAGATCGTTGATATGTGGGCGCAGAAGGGCGGTGTCGCGGTCGGTAAGAATCGCTCCAAGTATCTCATGTACAAGTCCGGCGGCGCGTACAACTCATCCGAACTGTCGGCGCACTACGGCGTGATCTCCCCGCTCAGTCATGCCTCGGCACCGGAGGGCGATTACTTCTTGTCACACGACGGCGTGAGACTTGAGAGTGAAGGCCTTTACAAGGATCGCTCCACTATCGGTTCGCTCATGTCGAACAGCATTAAGTCGTTCACGTCACAGTCGTTGCCGGTCATGCGGCAGAGCGTCGGGTTCTGCTACGACAGCAAGTATCTACTATCGGTTCCGTCGCTGGACACGACGTATGTGCTCCATAAGATTCCTATGGATAACGGGCAATATCGGTACTCGTGGGCGACATGGGACTTCACGTTCTCTGGTGCGGCTCTCTATGCGGTATCCAGCAACAACGACTTTATCCCGGCTGATACGATGTACTTCACTAAGCCTGGGGGATCGTCGCTGTATCGCTACGGCGGGACCGACGACAACGGGACTCATATATCCTTCAAATGGGAATCGGGGCCGCTTGGTCCTATGGACGGACGGCTCTGGCACGTAAACGAGGTGGCGCTTTGGGCGAGATCGACAGACACGGTGGACTATGCGGTTGAGTGCCGCTTCTATGATGATTCGTATGTATCGGCGACGGGCACTTGGGGCTTGGCTCTCGGCGCGGAAACTGTACGCTTTGGTGCGCTGAATGACCGGCGCTTCCATAAGCACGAACATATCGCAGGGTCGTTGTCGCTGTACTGGACGGCGCGGCTAACGTCGTCAATGATCTACAACAGTACGGGCGAAACGGTAATTGATGGACTCGAAATTAAATTAGAGAGCCGGGGGGCTACCCGCTCTCAGTAGGGGTGAAAACGCATGGACCCATTCGTAGGTGGATCACTATTACAGTTAGGCGGTGGCATACTTGGCGGTATGTCTCAGCGCGGGCGGTACAAACAGGCGCTTGGTGATTTCAACACCGCAGACCGCCGTTTAGGGGGCATGACGGGCCAAATGCCCTTTGACCCCAACCAGATATCGGCTATGCAGAATCGTGGCGTAGCCGGGCAGACACGGCGTCTTGGTGAGTATTTAGACAACGCCAACGGGCTTGACATGGGTGCTGGCATGGGCGGGCTGTGGGCGCGAATGCTTAGCCAACAGCAGATGAACATCGGTAATAACATGGTCAACGCCAAGACGCAGGGGTTTAACCGCGATTTTGATATCAACGCTATGCGGGCGAGGATGGCGGCAAATCGATTGGGGGGCATCTAATGGCCTATCGCAACGTCGGTGAACGTCTTGGTGATGTGATGCAGAACGTCGGTGCGGCGTATCCGCAGTACGCCATGCAACAGCAGCAGATGAAGCGGCTCGGCGAGAACGACGCTTTCAATCAGGACATAGCGACTCAACGGCTTGGTCTGGCGCAGAACGCGGATGCGAGGGCACAAGACCAGTTCGGCATCAATATGCTGAAACAGCAAGAGCCGGAACCGGGGTACAAGCCGAGGAATATCGAGGAATACTATGCCCTTACGGGCGATTGGGAAGGACTCACCAAGTACAAGGGCGCGAGTGGTGGAAGCGAAAAACCCCCATTTACTCCTAAGCAATGGTATGACGGGGTACAGAAGACCTACGACGGAGCCGTTCAGGGCGGGCAACGCGGCGTCTTGAACAATGCCGACGAACAGGCGGCGAGACTTGGGGTCACTAACACCGATGACACTCCCCTAAGTATTGGATCTCGCCAAGACCTCGTGACCGGCAAGCAAACGTATGGTGAGAGATTGAGACTTGGCGGCGGTGAGGGATTAGCCCCGATGCGGGAGGGTGTAGAGTGGACGAACGACTTCAGTCACGCCAACCCAATGGCTTCGGCGCTTGGCCAATTCGACAGAATCGGTAGTCCAGAGCATGAGGCAGCGTTCATGTCGTCACCGGACAGCTTGTGGCAGCACAACCCGGCAATGGCGGCTATGGGTGGATTGGAACAGCCCCAACAACCGCAAGAGTATCGCACACAGCCAGACGTATCGGGGCTGACTGGTTTCTCCACAATGGAGGGCGACGCTGAAAAGTGGGCGCGTGGCGAGATTATTGGTTATGACAATCTCCCCGCCGAAGTGAAACAGCAGATACTCCAAAAACGCATGAGTGAGATGGGGACGCGATAGATGCCAATATCGGCTGATGATTATCTCAAGGGTGGTACGACACCGCGACAGACGGCAGAGCAATACTTAGGCGCGACCGCACCGCAACCAGTGAACCGTCAAGTAATGGTTGACAGTTCGGCGCAGTCGCCCGTTACACCACAAGAGCCTAACCGTAACGCTATGGTCAACACAGCGTTACAGTCGCCGCGTGGGGCAAATCCGTTTGAGGCGAGTCGTGGTCTAACATCTACTGACGAGTTGGCAGCTGCGGAATATATCCGTGGCCGTGTTGGTGACAAGGCGTGGTATAATGCTACCGATGGGGGCCGGTTTAATGCAATTCAACAATTAACCGAACAACCGCCCCTTACGAATGCGTTAGCAGGGGCTAAATTCTCGCCCCCCGATATGGTCCCCGCCAGCACTCGCGTAGCCCCTACGGTGGGGCCGATTTATCCCGATGGGACAGGTGCTTCGCGTTTGCGTTTGGGTGTCTCCCCGGTTTTACCAGATGCGTCGGCTGCAAATGTTCGGATAGCTCAGGGTGACGAGGCCCTTAGGCCTGAAGCAAGGATTGGGGAAAACCCAAGCGATAATATCGTTGACAGACTTGGGCCTGGGACAGAACGATCATTCAAGGAGAGCCAGAGGACAGAACCAACCCTAAAAGAGGGCGGGAATCTTGGTTTACGCGAATCTGCCGAGAGTGTTCTGTCTGGCGTCATTGCAGGTGCGGCTGGCGTTGATCCCGACCCGTCGGGTTCTATCGTGGCTCAATTAGCATATAAATATCGCAGTGTACCATCACATCAATTAGCGGAATGGCTTGGTTTGGTAGCCCCGTATGGAGCGGCGGCCAAAGGAGTCAGAGCGATTGGCGCGACACCGCAACTTGTCAAGGCCAGTGCAAATCTTCCCGGTGTTGTAAAAGCTGGTGTTCGTGGGGCTGGAGTCGGTGCGCTCGGTTCTGGTATACAACAAACAAATCGAGCATTGTCAGGGCAAGATATTCACCCGTCGCATATTGCAGAAGATGCGGTGATCTTCGCTGCTTTGGATGCTGTTTTACATGGTGGCGGAAAAGCATTGGCGGGGGCGTTACGGAGAAAGGGCGGCAAGGCGGATGTGTCGATGCGTGATCGTGCGCCGGGGTTCAAGCGTGACGTATCGAACCGTGAGGCGTTCATGGCAGACCGCCGCGCACCCGTGAAGCTGGACGGCAAAGCGGAAGTGCCGACTGAGGCGTTGCCAGAGAAGGTGGCGGCGAAAGAGCCGTGGAAGATGACGCGGGGTGAGTACGTACAGCAAGAGCCATTGCCTCTGAAGGGTAAACTAAAAGCTGGTGAGAGAATTGAGACGGGCGGACGAAATGTGTCTGCTGTTCGACTGGATGACGGGTCGATCTACTACGATACGAAGGCAATGGTACACGCTGATGTTATAGGGAATTTAGAGATTCCGGCAGAAAGAGTTGTTGATGGCGGATTCATTATCGGGGGGAAGTATGTCTCAGTTGGGGGGGATGCTGCCAGTATAGGACGGCAGAATCTCGCAAAGAGGCGCGTGGAACACCGTAGGGCGGTGGACAAGGCAGCGAAATCTGGCAAACCCATCCCTGCGTCAGTCCTCGCCGACTATCCAGACCTCACCCCCACCCGCCCCGCGCCGCGTCTTGGCAGCTACAAGCCGACGAACATTAAGCGCAAACCCACCAAGCCCGCCAAGTCAATGACACTCGGTTTCATGGGCGCAAACCCCGACGTGCTCAGGTCTATTGGAACTGACGCGGTTAAGGCTGGTCGCGCCATATCGACGGCCACAGCCGAAATCGCCAAGTCCGTCAAGGTCGATCCGAAGATTGCGAAGAATGTAGACCGCGTTACGGCGACTCTCGTTGAGCACGACCGGAATATACGCCGTGCCGAGTCTACGCATAAGCTACTCGAAAAGCTCGTGAAGGATCACGTCAAAGACCCTGAGCGTCAAATGCTAATGACCCACGCCTACGAGCACAAAATGCGCGGGCCATACTGGAACAAACTCACGGAGATCGAAAAGGGCGTTGTCCGATTCATGGCGCAAGAGAAGACTAAACTGAATCGGTACATCAAGGAAAACGACATTCTCGAAATGTCAGAAACGCCCGGCATCAACCACATTTACCACCATTGGATTAACCCCGAAAGCGGCAAGCCGTTTGATGCTATGTACGGCAAATTCAGCAAAGGTCTACCCCAAGCCAAACAGCGCACGATTACAGATTATGCGTCTGGCATTAAAGCCGGACTCAAACCGGCGTCACCAAATATCGGCGCGTTGATTGGCCTCGAATGGGAGGCGGCGACGCGGGCGAATATCAATCGCCAAGTATTTACAACGATCCACAGTATTGACTCTGGAACTGGTGCCGGGATCAAGATGACGATGAACGGTAAGCCGCGCCCGTCACGTATGGTTGAGCGTTGGGACTTACTGCAAAAGCAGGGATTGACGGAAGGCTACACGCGTTACTCGCATTATGCGCTGGACAAGGAACTTCGTTGGCGTGACGGGCAAGGAAATACGGTACGCATGAAAGGTGCTGTCGGTGTTCGCGACGAAATATATCCGATGCTCAAGGCGTATCTGGAAAGCCCCGAATACGGCAAACTCGACAACCTGCTATTTGCCACCAAGTCTCTCAAGTTGGGCGTTTCGCTGTTTCACGTCATGTCTCTCGGTATGCAAGAATTAGCGAACTGGCGCATACCCTTCAAGAATATCCCGCGTGGTCTAAGATTGCGGCGCGAGCTTGGGCCAGAGATGCGGCTACTTCACCAAGAGGGGCTTGAGTTGTTCAAGGGCTATGAGGACACGGGTTATCGCAATACGTTCTTTGAGGGAACCAACGTTGGCGGCAAGGTTGGTAACGCTGTAACTGTTCCAATTTCGCTGATGCGCGATTTCATCTTCGACTGCGTACAGCCAGGCATGAAAACATCTTTCGCTTTCGATAAGTTCAACAAATTACTACCGAGATACCTTAAGAAGTACAACCCCGAAGTCAGCCTTGAGGCGGCGCGTATCCAAATCGAATCGGGCGCTGTCAAGACCCCCGCGATTCTGAAGTGTGCGCGTGAAGTCGTGAATAAGTCCGACGGCCATTTCTCTGGTGAACACTATAAGCGGGGGCTATTGGAATCAACCCGGTTCATGCAACGAATGTATTTTATGCCAGAGGCCCGTAAGTGGTGGCAACGTATGTTATTGTCCCCGACGTGGCAACGCGAACATTTGCTTATAGCCAAGAACGTAGCGAAGTCGTTCATGCCTGATAAGATGATAAAGAAACTTGGCATGTCGGAACTTGGCCCGATCAAGCGCGACTATCGCAAATACGCACTCGGCGGAATCGCTATGGTCGGCGCGGTTGATATGTGGAACTACTTGGCGACTGAGCAAATGGACGGCAAGGGAAAGCACCTCTGGGAAAATCCGAAGGGTAAGGGCTTCGCTGTTCGTGGTTGGTGGGACGAACCCGACTATGTCGTCACAGACAAAAACGGCAAGACGAGAACCATACGGGGCGGTCCCGCATATATTCGTCCGCTCAAGTCTGTGTTTGAAGTCGCCGAATGGGTACACGATCCCATTACCAAAATGACCTACAAGCTCTCCCCTATGGCTTCCGGTATTGGGGAGCAGATAT